ACTGGATCATTCTAAGCCGACACATGGAGGAGGTCTGCGACGGTCGCAACAATCTGCGCATTCTGGGTTCCATGTTTGAGGCCTGGTTTGGTGCGATGTATCTCCAGGAAGAGGACGTGGGCAGGGGCCTTCAGCAATGTAACGACTTCCTGGTCCGCATCATTGAGCGCCATATTGACTTCGTACAGATTATCATTGAAGACACGAACTACAAGGACCAGCTGCTGCGCAAGTTCCAGAGCCTGTATCATGTTCCGCCGCGTTACAAGGAGATTGCGGTGGTGGGCCCGCCACATGACCGCATCTTCACGATGGGTGTTCTGGATCCGAATGACAAGATTCTGACGACGGCGACGGCGAGGAACAAGAAGGTGGCCGAACAGGAGGCCTCGCGCATGGCACTGGAGCTCTTGGAACCGACGATTGCGCCGAATGCACCTCAGCCCCAGCTCCTACCACAAGGCCCTATGTCGGCTGCTGCCGCCGCGCCCACAGTCGCGCCCGCTGCCCCTCTACTGCACCCCACCTCCCAGCGCCCCAAGATGGTTCGTCGTCGCCCGCCAGTCCGCTTGAACCCCGATGAGTAAAACATGGAATCTAAGTAGTATCATCATGTCTAATCGGAACTTTGACGCCTCTGCCATCACGCGTCGTTTGGGAAACAAAGCGATTGCCAAAAGCATTGTTACGCAAAATCAGTCCGCCACTCCGTATTTTTTTAATCCACAGACGGCCTATGGCTACGCCTCGGTCATGAACGAGGTCCAAGAAGGCAATTCGCTGTATGTCACGCGTGGTGATACCTGTGTAACACTAGATCCAGGCTGCCCTTGTCCTGGTAGCATTACACTACCAGGTAGTTAGACATATGGTTTTCTCGTCAAATATCAATAACCCCCGCCTTATTGCTCCTTTTTTGTATCGGCCTTCTTCCTATCAATCTCCTCGTACAGCCCCCGTATAATACCACTACCCGCTTTCTCACAAAAGGCGGGTATCACCGCATGTACCAACAAACAGACGGAGCCGACTGCCATTCGCCCGCCCAGCCACGCCGCCCGTTGGAAGTGTTCCCAGTACGTCATTCCCTCCTGGCGGGGGTGTTCAAAAAACAGGGTATCCATGGGATTGAGATTCATTGTTCACTACTGAGCCATTCTATTATAATTATTATAGTAGAATGGACGCAAGTCAAATCACCAAACTGCTTCAAAAGCAGAACACGCGGTACATCAATCGGTGTCAAACCGTGGATGCCAGTACCCTGATCTGGAAGAACCAGATTCAGTCCTCCAAGTACATCAAGGGTGTGAAGACGTGCGAGGGAGATCAGAACACGAGCAACCCCGCCAATCCCGCCTGTTCCGACGGACAGGGCATCTGTTCCTTCGGTGGCGCTGGTCGTACCTCCGCCATTCAAACGGGAAGCCCCCAGCAATTCCTCAACGTCCTATCGGGCGCCGCAGGCAGTGGCTCGCAAGTGTATTCTTCCGAATCCATCACACTTCAGCGTGCCGGCAAGGAATCGTGCGGTGTGCCAGGTACCAACCCTGCCCCCACGAATTCCTACGTGGTACTCCCCGCTTGTTATTGTGTGGATACGAACGGCCCCACCAATTCCTCCTCCACCGAGCTCAGCAACCCCAACGTACCAGGAAACTCCACGATTACAGGCAACCCCAACAATCTACCCGTCAACAACCAGTCCAACCCCTACCTCCCGCCCTTTGACACGTATTACCGTTTCAAGAATCCCTCGGCGCAATGTGGTTATCCGATTCAGGATCAGAATCAGAAGCACTTTGTCAAGGAGTGCCATAGCCGTTTCCCGAATGCGAATAACGGTGTGAGTGTCAATTGCAGTCCGTGCAATAATAACACGTATTTGGATCCGATAACAAATAAGTTCCAAACAAATCCCTACTTTGGTAAGACATGGCCTGATAATGTGGTTAATCCGATTCCTGTAACCTGCGAAGGGTGTGTGTTGGAGCCTAACCGTGCATAATGTGATGGTAGTATCGTAAAATGAACCATGATAATAGTAAAAGACCTATCTTCTCCCATGTGTTATGGGAGCAGATAGTTTCTTACAACTGTATAGATGTCTAAACAAAGGGGATTTGTACGAAGAATTGCGGATGTTGTCAAGCTGGCACCGCCAGAGGTCATTGCTGCTCAGAAGCAACCGATGCCACAGGGTCAAATGGAGGCCGCACCGCAATCCTTTGCTGGCATACCACCACCTCCGACCAGCCAGCGAACCGAACAAATCCTAGCTGCCTCCATGGCAAACCCCCTCGTCCAGCCCCTCTCTATCAAACGACCTGCGAAGAAGCCCGCACCGTCGGGTCCATCGCTTCCAGCCCCTCCCCAAGGTGTTAAAAAGAAGCCGCTTCAATACGTGAAGGAGACCAGTGATTTCCAGAAGCGCCGCCACCCCGTCAGTAACCGCCTTCAGGCCTACATTGATACGAATCCCATACTGAAGGGCTATCAAGAGGACCAGACCGCCATAGAAACGAAGAATCCCTATCTCACGGACACGCAGATCTACACACCGCAGACTCGCCGCAGCTTTTACCGATTTGTCAGTGATAACTACGAGGACGCCTTCAAGCTCGTCGCCCCCATCAAGGGACACGTAGACGAGGAGGCCTGTGCCAAGCTGGGAGCAGCGGCGGGTCAGGAGGTAGAGGCTTTCCTTTATCAAAAGTTTATTCGTGAGTACATTCGGAACGCCAGCCCTTATCGCGGTATTCTCGTCTATCATGGTCTCGGATCAGGCAAGACGTGTTCCGCCATCGCCGCTGCCGAGGCCCTCTATGGCACCGCCAACAAGAAGATCATCGTCATGACCCCATATTCCCTGCGCGGCAACTTCATGTCTGAGATTTCCTTCTGCGGTTTCCGTCATTTCCATACGCAGAATCACTGGGTGGCCGAATCCCTCGTATCCGAAGGAGGCATGTCCTATCTTTATGCCCGTTCCGTCCTCTCTCTATCCGAGGAGTATCTCCTGAGAGTCCTGCGCCGTCCCGAGGAGGAGCGCAAGGTGATCTGGGTACCCGATTTCACGAAGCCGCCTAATTACGATTCCCTGTCGCAACAGGAGCGTGATGACATTCGTGCCCAGATTACCAATTCTATTGAGTCGCGCATTACCTTCATCAGTTACAATGGTGTGACCGCCGCGAAGCTGAAAGAGTACGCCTGTCAGTCGGACCCGCAAACGGGCGAGCGCCTGTTTGACAATGCGGTGGTCGTCATTGATGAGATTCACAATCTCACGCGCCTGATGCAGGGCGAAATCACCCAATACATCACGGAACGCAAGGGTAAACAGCGAAAGATTGCTGCCGAGCCCATCGTCCCAGGAAAGTGGCAACCGAAGCTGTGTGGCGTCTCCCTCAATTACAAGCGCGCCTACCTCTTCTACCGACTCCTGACCGATGCCCGAAACACCAAAATCATCGGGCTCTCAGGTACACCCATCATCAACTTCCCAGACGAAGTCGGCATTCTTACGAATGTTCTTGCGGGCTACACCGAGTGTGTGGAGTTCATTGTGGATTCGCCAGACAAGGCGATCATGGAACAGGTCCGCGCCATCGCGGAGGCGGAACCACGTATTGACATCGTTCGCTTCAAGGAAGAGCAACAACGATATAAGGTACTCCTATCCACGTTCACGGAAGGCTACGAGAAGGTCATTCTGAGCGACGAAGAGAAGGAAGACCAACCTGCGGAGGAACAGGGTCAAGTCGGTGTTCGGTATGCAGCGGAGGCACAGGAGGGTATTCGCGACATTTACCCGCGTATCAAGGAACGACTCATGAACAGTAAGATTCCTGTTCGTCAAGAGACATATGTGTCGTATGCCAGACTACCATCGGACCCTGATGAATTCAAGCAGGAGTTTATCAATTCGGTCAATCTTTCCATTCAGAACAAGATTGTACTCCAGAAGCGCATGACGGGTTTAATTTCGTACTACAAGGGCTCCAAGGAGGAATACATGCCGCGCGTGATTCGCGATGAGGTGGTTCGGTGTGAAATGAGCGACTATGCGTTGGACGCGTACATTCGAGAGCGAATTGGAGAGATTCGTGGTGAGCAAGAGAAGGAGAAAGGAAAGGGAGGGGATGCGTATGCGGACGTAGAAATGTTTGCGAAGATGAAGAATCCATCCAGCTATCGGTTCCGCAGTCGTGCGCTCTGCAATTTTGCTTTTCCCAAGCCGATTGAACGCCCCTTCCCTGGATCCAAGGAGGAGGAAGAGTTAGAAGTCACACAGGTGGAAGACCTGCAATCTGCAGAGATGGACACGATTCCTGAGGAGGATATCAGGGCACAGGAGGAGGTTGCGTTAGAAAATGAGAAGATTGAGGCTCAGGGCCCCGTGGAGGGTGAAGGAGAGAAGGAGGCGGCAATTGATGTGGAACGAGTTCAGCTCTCCGCGCTTCAGAGTGAGGTGGAGGAGGAAGAGAAGGAGCAGGCAGGAGGAGAACGGGAGGTAGAGATGCTAGACGAGGAGGAAGATGAAACAAGTTCTAAGGACGACGAGGACGACGAGGACGACGAGGACGACGAGGACGAGGACGACGACGACGACGAGGACGAAGAAGAGGCCATGGAAGGTGGAGCAGGAGAAGAGGGACAGGTTCCGCCAGCATCGGTACCCAAGCCGAAACTGAAGATTCCAAAGGCAGAGAACATTGTGTCTGCCGTATCATCGGCAGCCGACGCGGTCGCCTCTGCCATTGCACCCGCACCAGCAGCACCAGCGAAGAGAAAACTCCGAATTGCCAAGGCAGAGAATGGGGTCTCGGCCATTGCATCTGCCGCAGAGGCCGCTGCGTCCATCGTAGTGTCCGCCATCGCACCCAAGCCCGTCTACCGTGCCATGCAGTACCAAGAGCGTCTCGCCGCCGCAATGAGAAAACTGGACGACATGAAAGACAAATTTCTCCGTCTGGAATCGGTGCAACCTGAGGCCACGCTACGCCAGTACTCGGCCAAGCTAGACCACATGCTTCGCCGCATCCAAGTCTCCAAGGGCAGCAACCTTGTCTACTCCCAATTCAAGACGGTGGAAGGTCTCGGTGTCCTCGGTATCGCCCTTCGCGCCAACGGCTATGTAGAAATCAAGGTAGAGGGCGGCGACAACAATCCCTACTTCTCCAAGGAGACCGAGGCATCCCTGCGCAAGGGCCCCTTCGCCAAGGAAAAGCGGTTCATTACGTTCACGGGTGAAGGCAGCCGAGACCGCCGAAACCTCGTGCTCAATATCTTTAACGGAAACTTTGACAAGCTACCGAGCAGCATGCGTGCCATTCTGGAGGAGTCGGGTTACGCAGAGCAAAAGAACCGTTATGGTGACATCTGCTGGGTCATTGGTATCACAGGAGCAGGGGCGGAAGGCATTTCGCTCAAGTGCTGTCGCTCCGTCCACATCATGGAGCCCTATTGGAACAACGTGCGTCTGGACCAGGTCAAGGGTCGTGCGATTCGTATTTGTTCCCACCAGGAGCTCCCTTTCAAGGAGCGCGAAGTAGAGATTTACACGTACTACAGCATCTTCTCGGCCGAGCAGAAGAACTCCAATAAGATTGATATGACGATTCGCACAAATGATGAAAACGAGACATCGGACGAAAAAGTCTACAACGTGAGTATGAAAAAGGACAAAATCAATCAGGAAATCCTGATGCTCATGAAGGAGGCTGCCGTGGACTGTGGACTGAATGCCGCGGACAACGACGGCGTGCGCTGCTTCATGATTGACGGTCGTCCTGACCAATATATGTTTGACCCTGATCTGCAAGTGGACAAGATGCTGACGAGCACACAGCTTAAGGACGAGCAGGAGGTCAAGGCCGACATCATGGACATGCAACAACAAGTGGCGAAGGAGGTGGGTGCCCCGCCACCGCCCTCTTCGGGCAAGATACAGGTCCGCGTCATCAAGTACAAGGGCGTAGAATACCTGCTACATGGCAAACCAGGCGCAGGAGGTCTTGTCTTTGAACTCTTTGACAGGCGCGATGACCGCTTCCGCCGACCACTCGGTGAGGTGACCATCAACCCCCTCACAGGTACTTTCAAAGGCTCCAAGGTTATCATGAAGCAGTAAGAGCTGCCCCATTCCTTTATAGTCTATCATCTATCATGTGTATCGTATACCTCACATAGATTAGACATTCATTGTGTACACCCAATCCGCCCTCGCCTCGCGGTACAAATCGTTCGCAGACACCACATAATCAAAGAAGTGAACCCATGCGATATCGTAGAAACAGGACGTGGAACCATAGACGCTCGGCCACCCTGTAGAACCATGGGTGCCCACAGACACACTACAGGGACCAATGACCTCGCTCATCGCACTCGTGGTGGGCGCACCCATCTCCACGGTCGTCGCCGACACCACACCACGTTGCCGAGACATTTCCGCCACACTCTGCACGGCCAAACGCAAGCTGGACACCTGATTTTGCACCATCACGACGTACCACGTCTTGAGTTCCATGCGGAACACGGTTTCCAGTATCTTTGGTTTTCCCGCCACATTGTGCTCAATCAGGACTTTGGCCACACTTCCACTGTCGGGTCGCACGACGATACTGTAATACCGTTCCCCCATGCGAAAATACAACACTGTCTCCTTCACGGGCATGGACATGAGACGAATCGCCATGGTCACCGTACCCCAGCTCGCATACGCCAAGGAAGAAAAGCGAAGTAGTGACGATGCGCTATTCATACGTACAAATCCCTTTTCACCAGGAACGCCCCGTGCCTCTTCAGGTCGAACATGGTATTCTAGTCCGTTGCGACCAAGTAGTTGGGCAAAGAGACCAGGGTTGCGTCGTTCTTGAAACTCCATGGTGGTGCGATTCACCTCGTAGGTCAAGAAGGGTGCACGCGGCTCGCAGGTCAGTGAATACTGGGCCTTGTCAAAGGCGAAGGGGGTCTCGCTGCTATCCGAAGTAAGCGCCAACATTCCAAGACGGAAGGTGTGGTCGCCACCGTCGGCATCCTCGTAAAAAACCTTCATGACATTGGGTCGGTCCTTGACAAACAAGGTACGCTCTTCCGAAACGTAGGTGTTCGCACCATCTTCCACATTTGCGAATAGACCTGGTTTGTCTTCATGGAGGGACTCAAAGACCTGGCGGTCCACTGCGGCGGCCTGATTCACAGCTACAAAGAAGCCATGATCCACCGCGACTGCAAACCGCAGGGCAACGTCCAGTTTGGCCCGAACATCGGTGAGCTGCATCATGGTGATGCCTGCGGTGCTTTTCCCTACGCCATCCTGCAGATGCGGAACACGCCGTGTGTCATCAAAGAGGACCAGATCGTGTTCCACCGTGCGTTTCAAGAAGCCCGCAACCTGGTTGGGTTGACCATGGACGGGAATGAACCAGAAGACTTCCACGCCTGGATGGTAAGGAGCGCGTACCGCCGCCTGCACAGAGATGCCGAAGAAATCCTGCATGGCTCGTTCTCGGACCGCAGCATCCTCGCTCTTCGCATTTTTCGCCAGCAAATGGAAGTATTGTTTGACCTCACCCAAATCCTGCATCATATCGTACAAGGCCATGGTCGCCTCACCAGGATAGGAACGACCTGCGGGCAATCCACCCACGCCGCGGAACAAGTGTTGAAGACACTCTATGCGGAACGGTGGTCGCGTAGAATCAGGTACATCCGCGCAGAAATTGAAGTCCTGTAGGGTCCCCGCTTGGAACAAGGGGTCGCGCTGCGTCACCACGACATCCTCTTTGGTTTTCTGGTCCGAATCCCCTACCACACGGAGTACGTGTTCTGCACCCGCCGCACCATGGCGAACAGTATCCATCCGCATGGGTGGTTGGGTCACACGATGGAAGATTTTCACGGATTCGTGGTTCACGCCCAAGGGAGGGACACTCTCATGTGGTGTTTCTACCATGATACCCAGTGCAACCGGTCGGATTCCTACATCACTTCCTCCCGTCATCAATACGGGGCGCTGAAGAATGTCGGCGGGCATTTGTCTGCCTTCCGTGGGCCGTTCGATCCGCTTGGTGGAACACGGATCCACCGTATCAGACCGACTGGTGACCAGGGTATTGGTTCCATACAGTAATGTACCCGCGGTATCCACGGGAACGCCTTCGCCGAGACTCGTTGCCTGATACGCCTGAAAGGCCTCACGGTCGGTCTGCAGGGCGTTGCATTTGGCCAGCAGCAGCTCCTTTTTCGCGAGTTCAGTGTCAAAGAACCATTTCTTGAGAACAGGATAATCGTCGCGGGACAAGGGACCCTCCACGGTTCCAATCGCACCCTCGGTCACCGTTGACAGGGGCACGCCTGGGGCAGGAGGGGCGGCCATCCAACCGGCGACTTTCTCCGCATTCGCCGCTCCAGGATTCTTCATGGCCAACAGCTCGTCCACGGAGGAAGCAGGGAGTGCCTTCTGCGGGGATTCCATGGTCACAGGAGGTAAATAGGAAATGGGTGCCATGGGTGCCTCGGAACCGGGTATACCATAGGATTTCGCCAAACGGGCAAACATTCTATTGGGACAATTGTATTTTATCGTATTCTCTGACACGACTGGTGCCACAGAATACAATCCATACATCGGCAACCTTGTACCCGTTAGTAGTTGTTGTCAGGGCGAATCTGCGGTAGCGAATCCATTTCGCGAGTAATCACGCGGAAGACAAGGTTCAGCTGTTTGCTCAGATCAATCAGACGACAGGGCGATTGGAAGGAAATACCATAGTTGTTGAGGAGTGCCTGAATGGTGCCGTTGGCACCGAATGGATTCAATGCCACGGAGCCCGTGGCAGGATTCTGGTAGCGAGCCTGAATGACAATAAAGTTCGCGTAACCGACGGCATTGAAGCCATCCAATACCGTGCCAGAGGTATTACTATACGAGGTGTTCACCACCAGATGACCCTCAGGGCGATTGATCCAGTTGCTAAAGTCGCGAAGGGTGTTTCCATCTACACCGTTGAGGGCCGCATCGGTATACGTGTAGCCACTGATTTGAATGCGGTCGCCCTTACATACTTGGAACCGGCTAAAATAGGTCGTGGTATTAATAAAGAAGTTATAGGGATTATTGGTAGTTGCTTCCAGACCATCGTAGCTAGAACCCGTCAGATCAATATTGAAAGGGAAGTTCGCACCAGTGCCCGCACCACCCGTGCTGGCTATCACGCCGCCAATATCAAATGTGTCAGGGGACGTGGAAATGAGCTCACCGTTGGGACGACGAATATCAATCGTCAACTTTTGAAGAGTAGATAGCGGCGTGGGATAGAACTCTTTTTGGCATTTTAGGAACTTGGGAATCATACCGATGTATCCACGGTTGCATTCTTCGGTGGTAGCAGGGTCCGTATTCCACTGGGCATCATATTGAAGAACACCGAAGGAGCGGTCCAAGAAATTATCGGTTCCATAGTTGTTATTTTCCAGCTCCGCCACACGTACTGTGATGTAGGGGAAACTCAACACATTATTTTGATAGGATTGAGTAAATGTCACTACACCAGTGGTATTATCTTTCGTACTGTTTACCATGACGTCAATATTCTCGCCCGCCATGATACACTTCACAAGTTCAATGCGCACAATGTTCTTGAACTTTTGCTGGGCAGACAGCGAGGGGCCGAAACTCTGTCCATTCGCCGCAGGGTCAAAGTTCACCGTGAAGCTGTAGCGATTCTCCTTGTTGTTACGGAGCCAGTCGCGATCTGCCGAGTAAATGAACAGATTGTTCTCTATCTCGCGGTAGCTGACGACGCTATCTTCGCGGACGACGTAGTTCTGAGGTAGGTCATTCTTGGTGGGCGAGGCAACGAGGGGCTGGACAATGGTTGGATTCGCATTCGCTTGTCCGAGTTCACGGGGTAAAGGCGAGGAGGTCATGGTATCAAACGAGCCGATAGGTGCCAACAACAAGTCGCGGCGGTCGGGTAGCACCACAAGCGACGTGTCCATCGCGTTAGGAGCAGGCCGTTGCTGAGCCGCCATTTGACGTTGGGCCAGGACCATTTCGGTGCTGCGATTCTGGGCATCTTGTAAGGTTCGGAAAGAGGAATCCGCTGACACGCGCGACTGAAGACCCGCCTCGGCGCGGAGCATGTCATTCTGCTGCTGGGAAGAGCGCAGGGCCTCCATCTCTCGTTGTTTCTTGGCGCGCTCGTACATCTCTGCCGCGGGCGGTCCATCCTCTTGGAGCGAGATACGAAAGTCGGGCATCGCGGGTGGCAGGGCCTTGACCTCATTGCGGTCCTGCGTCAACCGCTCAAAGCGTGAGGCCGTATCCTGGAACAGTGATTCGTCCATGACGGTCTTAACAGGCACCGTGTTCTTCGTGAGTTCCTTGCGTTGTATGTACTGGGAAAAGTCTTTGGCCGTCGCAGCAAGCGCCTCCTTGTTTAGCGCAGACAGTGGCTTCTCTCCCTGCTTCTGGTATACCTGGCCCATGTAGTGGTCCAGGGTCTTCCCTAGGCGGGCGATTTGCTGTTCATGAAGAGGCGCCCCAGTGCGTTGTTCAAAATCCTGGGCCAATACCGTTTGAAGGGTTTGATAGTTTTTATCACTAAAGAAGGTACCGCGAACGGAATTAGTTGGACCCGGGCGTGACATTGCTAACTGTACTGTATAAATCTTTTATGTCCTGTGTGGAGACACAGAGGAAATAAAGGATATCGCCAAGCCCCGCATCAATTTGCAAAGAGGACGTTTCGCAGTTGTAGCATGAATCCGTCGTTCACGGAGTCTTTACAGAAATCCCGAAAGGGGATGCCACTGATCATGCAGATCAGGAAGTACAAGCTGAACATGCCGCACTCGGAATCGCCATACTGGAAGCGACGTGCATTAAAGCCGAGTTCGCAGGACTTGATTTGGAGTTTGAAACTGCGCATGAGGCGAGCAATCTGCTTTGGCACAGGATAGCCATAGGAATCATTGTAATAGATACACGGCTTCTTGATGTCATGAAGGTCAATGTACAGAGCAACCCAGTGGCTCCCTCCTTTGAAGTGGGGGTCCAGGTTGAATACCATACCAATGCCCCGCACACCCTTATCGTATTCCTCTCGCAGCTTCAAATCGCAAATCTCCTTATTGAGGCAATTGGGTGGTCCACCGCGCTGATAGGGGTCGGGTGCGGAGAAATCAATGGGAAATACGCCAAGAAACTTGAACCAGGGATAGGCTTCCTCGTACTGCTTCATGACCGCCAGGATGTTGTAATTGTCCAGCCACTGGTCGGGATCGTTCTTCCACGCCTTGGGGCGACGAGTGCGCAGGTATTGTTTACGGAGTCTCCTCTTCTCCTCTTCGGCGATCGGTGCCTTATCCAACAGGCAGTGGTCTTCGCCCTCTCCACAACCAGTCGCCTGAAAGACGTCGCGAGTGTGCAATTGTTTGGCCACGGAAGTATACACGGAAGTGGGGAGACATCGTGATTGTTTCCGCGTGGTAGCGACGGCAGGGTGACAACGTGCGAAGTCATGTAGTTCCAGCTTTCGTTTTCGTATCGTCCGTTTCTTTTTAGTTCGTGCAAGGATCATGTTGTTCTGCGGGGTCTTCCCCATGATCTACGTCTATCTATCATGAAGATTAAAAGACAATGCTTTGAATAGACATGAGTTCCACGGAATCCAATCCCTATGATTTTTCTCGATCCAATACGGTACTTCAAATTGGCGGACAGATTCTCTTCTTGTTTTTGTTACTTGTCGTCGTTCTCACTGGCACACCACCGACGATGACACCCAAGAACAGTGTCAATAGTGCGATACGGAACATGATTGGTGCAAGCAGCAACGCCAGTCGGCGGAATTAAAACCAACACCACGAAGTAGAATGGCAAACGCAGTAGCAAATGGTGCGGCAAAGGTCGCCAATGGACTATCCCTGAAACAACACGCCTACAATTGGGGCCCAGGCATCGCGCTCTTCGTCTCTATCTGTTTGTTTATCACCACATTTTTCCAGTTCAACTCCATGGCGGGCGGATCGGACCAATGGGTCAACATTCAGAGCCAGGTGCAGAGCATTCTAGTACTCGTCATCATCGGTACGATTCTCTTCATGCTCGGTGCCCTCGCCTATTTCATCCAGGAGCCAACCAAGGCCGTCTACTTCAGCATCTTTATCAGCTGTCTGGCCCTTGGCCTCTCCTATGGATCGCTAGCAGTGGGCGTTATTTCTCGGTAAGAAGCCACATCGTGGGGACAGAGTGTTGCATGCGCAGACGCATTCCACTCTTGGTCTGAATCTGAGAAATACCATGGAACCGTATGACACATCGAATCGTGTCACCTGGTTTCAACTCCGCCATTTTCATCGTTGTTCCGTCTCGCTTCTTCACCGTTGCGGTAGGATATACATAAATACACAGTACCGTCTCATTCAGCAGAAAGTGAAAGAGACCGCGAATAGACTCCGTGGTTTCTTGGACACCGATTCCTAGGTGAAGAAAGCTCTGCTGGTGAATCTCAAAGGTGCGAATCAGGTTCTCCTGCATGTTGTACAATTTGCTCTGAAAGGTCCCGTGTTCTGACAAATCCAGACGAAGGCGTGAGTTTTCGGGGTTGTAATCCAGAATGGTCAGGGGTGGCGTTAGGATTGCCACGTCATGTAGGTCAATGGACGCATCCTTGTACGCGAGACGGGCCAATTGTTTTCCGTATTTGTCAGGCGTAAATGGGCTGAGATGAATGTTGCAGATCTCTAGTGCTTGATAGGGGATAGAAAGAAGCATCGTGTGATGAGAATACTGTGGAATCCTTATCAAAAGATGGCGAGGAGAGTTTAAATGGTGTCTAAGCTTGCCATGAAGGCCACTACGTTTGCCAAAGGCTGCTACGCTTGCACCGCTGGCACGTAATATGTTGCGCGTCCATCGGCCGACGGATACGAGATCACACGACGCCCTTCAGGATCCTGCTTCATACCATACACTCGCCGCAAACCCGCGTACTCGTCGCGGCTCTCGCCCGAACGCCGTTCCAACACCGCGAGTGTCATCCGCGACACCTTCTTCGCCGCCGACACAATGCGTCGCCATTCCGCATCTTCTACATCTTTTAGTTTTCTACGAGGCGAGACACCTGCCGTGTACAAAATCTCGGATTTGAGAATGTTGCCGATACCTGACATCAACAGGGTCTGTTCCATAAGCGCTAGATCAAGGGTCATATCAGGTTTCGCATCGCCCACACGAGAACGGATGTCTTCGTATGTGGTGTAGGGATTCAGGACATCAGGTGCGAGTCGGTCCATTTCCTCTACAATGGTCAACACGTCATTGGTAAACGTTAGGGTACCGAAATTGCGGAAGTCAGCAAACAGCAGCTCCTCTCCCCCTTCAAACTCAAAGGCCACATTGGGATTAGACCGATGAAGGGTACGCCTTGCGACCATATCGTCCCCTGAGTAGAACCATCCCGTCATGCCCATTTTCGCAATCAAGCACCATCCTTCTTCAAAGAACAGGAAAATGACCTTCCCTTTCTTGTACACGTCAGTCAGCCTCAAGGGGAGCAGACGTTGAAAGGCAAGAAACCCCTTCCCTGGTCCGTGGGTTTTGTAGCGCCCTGCGAGAATTCGAACCCGTTGCAATCGTTTTCCTCGGAAATGCTGGTAAATCATTTCTGCGAGAAAGGTGGCTTCTGGACCTTCGGTCATACTCTATCAGGAGGTGAATATAATCTCACCACTGAGTAGAATGGCATCCCGCACGCAGAAGAAGCGTAATCTACGGAAGCGTACTCATGATAAGCGGAACACACAGAAGAAGTATCGCGTACATACGAGGAAGGCACATAAAAAGATGACGAGGCGTGGAAAGAGGGCACGTGGTGGTAATAATAACAATAATAATAACAATAATAACAATAATAACAATAATAACAATAATAACAATAATAACAATAATAACAATAATAACAATAATAACAATAATAACAATAATAACAATAATAACAATAATAATGAAGGACTGGAGTTTGTACCATTTGAGGAAAGAAGTGCGGACGAACTGCTAGCAGTCTTTACACGCATGCCTGACATATCCTCGGTAGAAGTTCGTACCTTTGGTAGTGATTCCGATGTGCTAGACGTGGAGCCGATGGATTTGATGGAGGATCCTCAATACTATTTTGAGTACCGTGAATGGTTGGAAGAAACGGATCCAATTCTTAGTATCCTCGTGGAACACTTGATGGTAAATGTGAATGAAGATATCTCTAGGGCAGAAGCTGAGTTCCTTCGTAGGGCGAATAGTGAGATAGAGATGAAAATTTACCAGAAGTGGCAACAACTCGTTGCACGGATTTTCCAACAGCGAGGATTACCGAACCCGTATGAAGGCCGAAATGTAGCGCAGAGAATCACAAATGCAAACTTTGAAGTTCCAAACAATATCAACGCGTTGCCCGCTCTAGCAATAAAGAAAAATGCTGAAAATGAAATTATGGGAGAACTCATCAACATGAAACGTCCGATTATGGACTTTAATAATGAAAAGAACTTTGAGCGCTACTATCAAAACGAGACTAGTATTCGTGGTCTGAAAAATAGCAAGAGGAATCCATTTACACGGAAAAATATTACAAAGATCACGTGGTACAAACCTGTACAAAAGAACAATAATAAGAACAATAAGAACAATAATAACAAGAATTAAACTGGAAGAGAAGTAGTAGAGATGAACCAGACAACACGGAAACAACGCCTCGTGCAACGCAAGAGGAAGACTCGTCGTCGCCACACGAAGTCTCCAAAAAAGGGGGGCATGATGACATCAAATAACATGAAACAGAGCATCAAGCCTCACCCAGCAGATGACGGTACATGGATGAAACTCACAAACGCCTTCCTTGTGAGACTGCGCAAGGCACGACAAACGGAGTCCATTCCAGATAATATACCCGAACGGTTATTTGAGCTCAAATATGTGGAAAGCAATGCGAATATGGATAATACATTTGGCCAGTATATCAAATGGAGATTGGATACCTATGCGAAAGACAACAACTTATGGTATGAAGATTATGGAGGAAGGATGGATGTATACAATCTATGGGAGGTATTTAACATTCTTGTGGAGGAGTATGATTCCATTGGAGAGGAGA